TCTTGAACCCTCGCGTTCAGAATTATCGCGAAGCAGAAATTGATTATCGCGTTACGCAAGGCAATAGCGTCAATGCAATGACGGGCCTTCCTGTTATTGGCGGCGATATTCGTGAAACAAATCCAACCCAATTGCCAATTTATAATTATGGTCAGTTAATGCTGGAAGATATCTCATTATATTTAATGCAAGAAAATGATATTTATTACATTAATCTTGAGCCTGCGAGTGGAGGTTCTCTCCCCGCTGCAGAATATCTGCGAGTTGTTCAACAGACTGGCGAGCCGCCAAATGGTCTTAACCCTGCGCCTGGCACAGATCCAAACGCGCCGGGCGATGATGACCCAGGCTTGCCTTACGAGAACGTCGTCGTTCCAGTGACGGGAGAGGGTTTATAAAATGGCTGTCGTCCAGATACCGAATTTGCCTACAGCGGCCCTTGGCCTCACTGGCTCGGAGCTATTAGAGATTGTTCAAGCAGGCGTTTCATGCCGCACAACATCTCAGGCAATAGCCAATTTAGCGCCAGACATGACATTCCCTGGATATTGGGCTTCTTATTATAGCAGTTCAAATCAAACAAATGCTGGCATTTCTTCTGTTAATAAGGTCACTTACGACTCTTCTGTAGGCTCTTACGGAATTGGCGTTTATTCAAATAGCCGCATGACCGTATCAAATGCAGGCGTTTATAATATTCAGTTTATCGCCAATATTGATAAAACTAATGTTGGCGCGGATCAGATTGATTTTTGGTTGATGAAAAATAATTCTAATGTCGCTTATTCTAATTCAAGAATTTATATCCCTACAAATGGCGCAACGACTGTCGCATCTTTGAGCTTTATCCAATCGCTTAATGCAAATGATTATTTAGAAATTGCTTGGGCTTCTTCAGACATAGATATGTTTTTATACACTGAAGCAGTCCCAGTAGGTTCTACGCGGCCGGCAATTCCGTCAGCATCAATGATGATTCAGCTAATAAGAGAGCTATAATATGGATACGCAGTCCATGATAAATATTGGCGTTGGCTGCATGATTGCAGTTGGCGGCTGGTTTGCGCGTCAGATATGGGAAGCTATGGCTGAATTGCGTAGAGACTTGCATCAACTCGAAATAGAATTGCCCACTAATTATATTAGACGCGATGAATTTTCTGAAGGCATGAAAGAAATAAAAGAAATGCTTGGCAGAATCTTCGACAAGTTAGATGAGAAGGCTGACAAATGAAAGAGAATTATGCGCAGGCTCTCAAGCAAGTCCTCAAGTATGAAGGGGGCAAAGTAGACGACCCTCGCGATCCGGGGGGACGCACTGCTTTCGGCGTAACGCAGGATACTTATAATGCGTGGCGTAAAAAACAAAACCTTCCTACGGCTGATGTTTTTACGATTAGCCAGAATGAAGTTGCGGCGATCTACCGCCAAGAATATTGGGATCGCATTCACGGAGATGATCTTCCCTCTGGCGTTGATTTTGCTGTGTTCGATTTTGCAGTAAATAGCGGCGTATCTAGAGCGGCAAAATATCTTCAAGCGGTAGTAGGCGTAACGCAGGATGGCCAGATAGGCCCTGCAACGATACAGGCCACTAAAGCGTATGTCGCTATGGCTGTGACGAACAAGCGCTTGTCATTTATGCAAAGCTTGGCGATTTGGTCGACATTTGGCAAAGGCTGGTCAGCGCGCATCGCAGACGTTAAAAATCAGATTTTGGCTCTTACAAAATAGGGGAAGAACATGGGTATTTTCAAAAACTTTCTCACCACTATCCCAGGCATTATCACGCTGATCACGGTCGGCATTCAGGCTTGGCAGACAAAGACCTTGGACTGGCCTGCGTTGCAGAATGCGCTGATTGGCATTGGCCTTGTGGCGGCCAAGGATTTTAATGTTACTGGCAAATGATCTACGCCATCCTAACCATTATCGGCAGCCTATTCTCGGCGGCCGGTAAGCTCTTTGATTGGCTATATGCCAAAAAGCTTGTTGATGCGGGTAAAACGCAGCAACAGGTGGCAGACCTAAAGGCTCAGATTGATGCGGCACATAAAGCCCTTGAAGCCCGTCTTGCTGTTGAGCGCGAGCGTCAGCTTAATCCTGGCGGGGTGCATGACGACGATGGATTCAAACGCCCCGATTAATCAACAAGCCACTTTTTGCGCAACAGCTAAACCCATTTACTGGAGCGATAAAGACAGTGACGGCACGATATGGGAAGCCAAAGAGCATAATAGAATCGGTAAAGAGTTATGTGGTTGGGGTAGAAAGTAGCCATTGGGGCTGATTTTATGGTAAACTGCGCCTAATTACGGGGTGAATAAATGACGACCGGCCTTAGTTATGCGGGCACAGTATCTGGAACGACAAGCTATATCACGCAAATAGCGACGATGGCTGTTGTCCAAGAAACAGATCCGGCCTTTTTGGTTATTCTGCCCCAGATGATCACCTATGCGGAAAACCGCATTTATCGAGATCTTGATTTTCTTTTCACATCTGTCTCGAACACAAACTATTCTGTCGCCGTCAATACCAGAACAATAACCGTTCCTTCTGGAACAAACTTTGCCGCGGGCTCCCCTTATGGCGGTGGCGTGTTAGTTGTAGCAGAACAGATAAATCTTTTGACGCCAGCTGGGTCTACGAATGCTGAGACAAGCACTCGAACGCCATTGCTGCCGACAACAAAAGAATTTCTAGATGCTGTCTATGGTTCTTCTGCGCTTATTGGGCAACCTAAATATTTCTGTCCTTTTGATGATTATACATTCTTAGTTGGCCCGTTCGCCAACGCGACTTATACAGTAGAAATTGTTGGAACATTTAGGCCGTTTAGTCTTGGGACTGGGGCGAATAATACATCTACAACTACCTTTATCAGTCTTTACTTGCCGGATTTATTTATAATGGCGTCAATGGTTTATATTTCTGCATATCAGCGTAATTTCAGTAGTTCTATGGCGAATGACCCGCAGATGCCAATTAATTACGAAATGCAATATCAAGCTCTTCTAAAATCTGCTCTTACCGAAGAGAACAGAAAGAAGTTCGAGGCTGCGGCTTGGTCTTCGCAATCTGTTTCTCCTACCGCCACCACAACGCGAGGCTAATAGATGCCTCATTCAACTCTCAAGCTTCAGCCAGGCGTTGATCAGAATCGCACGATTGCGCTGAATGAAGCGGCGATATCTTATTCGCAGCTTGTAAGATTTGTTCCCGACAAACAAGGCTTAGGTCTTGTTCAAAAGCTTGGCGGCTGGACAAGATATTTTGCTTATAATGTCGGCTCTATTGTTCGCGCTTTATGGGCATGGGAAGACACAAACGCCAATAAATATTTGGCTCTTGGCGCAGAAAATAGAATTGTTACTATCACTGCATTAAGCGCAAATGGATCGTATGTAACAATATCCTATAATGATCCAAACGTAGTATTTACTACAAACGACAATGTCGTTATAGCCGGCGTTACGCCTACAGCATATAACGGGACATATCCTGTTTTTTCTGCAACATCCAATTCAGTAACATTCGCAAGCACAACTGTTGGCGCCATGACTGTTGCTGGCACTATGGCTGCTGGCGATGGGTTATCAATCATATCTGATAATGCTAGAGAGGTAATTACTCCTAGAGATGAAATATTTAATGTTACTCCTTCTATAGACACGCAAGCAGGAAGCCCTTTCGTCGTTATATATTGTCCTAATTCAAAGATTAATAACTTTGATACTGTGTATATTAAAACGCAAATTAGCGTTGGAGGTTTGGTTCTTTTTGGCCTTTATTCAACAATATTTGTTGATGGTTTAGATTTTTTTAGAATACAGGCGACTGATTCTTTAGGTGATGAAGTCCTCGCCACATCTACAGTAACTGCCGGCGGCGCAGTTCCTTCGTTTGGGTTTACGAATAATAGCGCTCTTGTAGATGTGACTCTTGCAAGTCATGGCTTTGAGGCGGGCGATACATTTACAGTTCTTATTCCTTTAACATCATCTGGCGTTACGATTTACGGCAACTATTCTGTTTTAGAAGTTGTTTCTTCTAGCGTGTTTAAAATAGGCGCGGCAAACTCAGCCACTGCGACAACAACAGTATCGTTAAATGGCGGTAACGCTTTTTTTGATTTCTTTAAAACTCCTGGCGCCGTCCCGGCTGCTTTAGGGTATGGCATAGGCACATACGGCAGTGGCGGTTATGGCACTGGCGTTACGCCAACATTCAGCGCCGGCAACCCTATTAATGCTGTTGATTGGACGTTAGATAATTGGGGCGAAATACTTGTCGCTACAAAAGTAGGCGGTCAAATATTTACATGGGAGCCTTTAACAGGAATTGCTCGCGCTTCTATTATAACGAATGCGCCTCCAATAAATGACGGCTCTTTTGTTGCGATGCCTCAGCAACAAATAATTGCATGGGGGTCAACTTTTACTGGCATACAAGATCCTCTTCTTATTCGGTGGTGCGATGTAGGCGACTATGACCAATGGATTGCGTTGCCAACAAATCAAGCCGGCTCTTATCGCATGCCAAAAGGCTCGCGTATTGTTGGCTGCATACAAGGCCCTCAACAAGGTCTTGTTTGGACTGACTTAGCCATATGGGCAATGCAATATGTTGGCTTGCCTTATGTTTATCAGTTCAACGAAATTGGAACAGGCTGCGGTCTTATTGCGCGAAAAGCAGCAAGTTCAATGAATGGCGTTGTATATTGGATGGGACAAAGCCAATTTTATCGTCTTGGCCCTAATGGCGTTGAGCCAATTACATGCCCCGTATGGGACGTTATTTTCCAAGATATTGACAAAACAAATCTAGATAGAATCCGCATAGCTCCAAACTCTCGTTTTGGCGAGGTTTCTTGGTATTATCCGACATTGAGCAGCGGTGGAGAGCCGACTGCTTATGTAAAATATAATGTTGTTTTGAACCAATGGGATTTTGGAATATTAACGCGAACAGCATGGATCAATGAATCTGTTTTAGGGCCGCCTATTGGCGCCGGTAAAACAATACCTCCTGACGAAGAAAACTTTATTTATCAGCATGAGACATCTCAAGACGCTGATGGCAGAGCTATGACGTCAAGCTTTCAGACAGGTTATTTTCAAATTGCTGAAGCAGAGTGGAAGGTTTTTGTCGATCAAGTATGGCCTGACATGAAATGGGGCTATTATGAAGGCGCCCAAGACGCAGATTTAACAATTACATTTTATGTAACTGATTATCCCAGTATAACGCCTATTCAATACGGCCCTTATCAGTTTAACAATCAGACAGAATATTTAACGCCCCGGTTCCGCGGCCGTCTTATGTCAATTAAGATGGAAAGCTCAGACATCCAATCTTTTTGGCGTATTGGCGCGACACGCTATCGCTTCTCTCAGGACGGTAAGTTCTAATGGCTACTCTCGACGACGTCCTCACAACACAAAAGAACGGCGTTGTCGCTCTTAATAACTTATCACAAAATACAGCTTTTCAAACAAGTAGGCTTGCTGGTCAATATCGCTCTCTTACTGTTACATCAAGAACAGAAGTCGCGCGTGGTTCTGGGATATTGATTGCTTATACTATAATTGTCGCAGGCGCTGCTGGATTTATTTATGATTCAATTATGCCGCTAACGACAGAAGCTTCTGGCGATACCGTTACAGCTACTATCGTCTTTAGACCAAATTATCCTTTTGCTGTTGGCGATACAGTTATTGTATCTGGTGTTTTGCCTGCAGGTTATAATGCAACTGCAGTTGTTACGGGGTCTACCTCTAATTCTGTAAGCTATGCAAACATTACTTCAGGAACGCAAACACAATCTGGAACTGTGTTCAATCAAAAAGCCGCCAATCGCATTTGCGTGACTGAAGCCACTATTGGGACAAAACCAATAGGCGCTCCTTTTACAACAGGCCTCGTTATTGAACCTGGCGCGGGCCAGTCTGTTAACGTCATTTACTCGCTGGATGTTTAAAATGCCACTCGCTAAAGGCAAATCTCAAGAAACAATTTCTGCCAACATCGCAGAGATGATTCACGCTGGGCATCCTCAAGACCAGGCAGTTGCAGCTGCTCTTTCTACGGCGCGCAAGTCGCGCGCAGAAGGCGGCGAACTAGAAGACGCGCCTAACCCAGATAAGGTTCATGTAGGCCCTATTCACAGCAATGTAGCAGGACGCACAGATCATCTGCCGATTAATGTTCCTTCTGGGTGTTATGTCATCCCCGCCGACATTGTTTCAGCGCTTGGCGAAGGCAATACGATGGCGGGCTTCCAAGCGATCAACAAAGTATTTGGGCGTCAGAAATATGTTGGCGGCGAGCCCACAGAAATTGTCGCAGCTGGCGGTGAATATATTGTCACGCCGGAATCTCTTAATGAGGTTTTTGGAGATACGGAC